TTCAACGCCGATGTGTCTGGGGCGGTACTGCGCGCCAAATGGGACCGGTTTTCTCAACCGGTAGCAGTTGGATTGGATGCGTCCAAATTCGACATGCACGTGTCACAAGCTGCTTTGCGCTATGAACATTCGTTCTATCGCGCCCTGTTTCCGGATTCCGGGGAGTTGGCAGACCTCTTAGAGCAACAGCTCACTAATAAGGGGCGCGCCTATGCAGCTGATGGCAAGATCACTTTCGCTATGACAGGCACCCGATCATCCGGTGACCTGAACACGTCCCTAGGCAATTGTCTACTGATGTGTGCGTTAGTTAAGGCTTATGCTGTTGAGATGTGCATCACACTAGAACTTGCCAATAATGGCGATGACTGTGTGGTGTTCATGGAGGAATGTGATTTGGAGAAATTTTCACATGGTGTGGACCATTGGTTCCGCACCAAAGGGTTTGCCATGACTGTGGAAGCCCCCGTTTTCCTATTTGAAGAGTTGGAGTTTTGCCAAACCCACCCCATTGCTGTCCCAAGTGGCTGGCGCATGGTTCGCAACCATGCTGCTGTTGTCACAAAGGACCCAATGTGTCTTGTGCCAGTGCCCACACACCGTACGTACCAGAAATGGTTGTTTGCGGTAGGTGAGTGCGGTGCTAATGCCACCTCGGGCATCCCAGTGCAGCATTCGATGTACCAAGCGTTTAAACGTAATGGCATCCAGTGCTCACAGGGGTTCAAAGACACAATTTTTCGCAATACCGGCTGGGCGACACGAGTTAGCGGCTCGTTGGCAGAACATGCGGTAATCACTGATGCCTCGCGGGCGTCATATTACATTGCTTATGGGGTAACACCCGACGCACAAAAAGCCATTGAGGCATACTATGACACAGCAACCTTCGCGCCGTTGCAGAGTGGTGTTGTGGAGCGTGAGGACTTTCAATTCGAATCCGGATTAAGTTTGCTTACACACCACTCCTATGTCTAGTAAACCCACAATGACGGCAAAACGCCGAAAGAATCAAGCCACACCTCCCGGTGTGAAGGGTCGATTGGCTCGCGTTCAACGCGGGCGGCCTCCCTCGCGCTTGCCCCGATATGAAGGGGCGAGCGGCTTCACACTCAACAAGAACCTTAGTTGGCCGAAAGATGACATGAGTACGTTCGTATTGCGGACTACCATTAGTTATTCTTCGGCCACCCCCACCGGTATTTTGATCATTGGCTTAGGGCCACAAACTATTGCAACTCCGGGTTACACGTCACTTGGTGACGTTTTCCCTTTAGCTCTCAATCTTGGCAAATCCTATGCAAAGTTCATGATCAGCAAGGCCAGCGTCGTTGCGACGTTGGTTACCCCCATCACAAATGGTGGGTATATCGCACTCGGATACGAACCAGACGACACCGATACGAGCAATCCGCCAATTTCATTGTCGGATGCCGCCACTTGCGTCCATTCGGACATGGCACAAGTGGGCGAACCTGCTGCAATCATGCTGAATCCCAGTCTTTATTATAATGACTGGCGCAGCTGTGATACGAAGACTGGTGGTGCAACCACGCTCGCCCAAGCGGGAGTGGTGCAGGTTTATGCGAATGCTGGCATCACTGCCACAACCGCATATTTGGTTGAGTATGAGGTAGTCATGCATTTTGCAGGCTTCCGGAAGATTGGTTAATTCTTAGGCATGCCGTGATCACACAACGCAATTATAAATAAACAAACACAAGAAACGCATCTATATTGTCGGCTATACGGAC